TGTCCGCCTCGACGCCAATGCGAAACCATGTGGAAATTTTCTTTGCCATTTTTCAGGTGTCCTGAGTGTGAGTAAAAAGCAGAGCCAGTTTCCCGAGCTTGCGCCCTGACGACCAGCGATGGCCGTCTGACGATCTTTGATACAACAGCGGCGTAATGCGCGGGGTTGCTGCGGTGCGTAGCGTGGCGTTTATTCTTTCCAACCAAGGTGAAAGCATGAACGACAACAGCAGCATGGCACTTATCACTGACACCACCGGAATGCGCAGGCAGGCCGCACTGCTTTACTGGCAGGGGTTTTCTGTGGCGCAAATTGCCGAGACGCTGAACCTGAAAAAACCGACGGTGCAGAGCTGGAAGCAGCGGGAGAAATGGGACGCCGTAGCGCCGATTTCCCGCATTGAAACCTGCATCGAGGCGCGGGTCGTCCAGCTCGTGGCGAAAAGCAAAAAAGACGGGCAGGACTTCAAAGAAATTGACCTGTTAGGCCGACAGATTGAGCGACTGGCCCGCGTGAACCGCTATATGTCAACGGGCAGCGAGGCGGATCTCAATCCGGCAGTCGCAAACCGCAATAAAGGGGAGCGTAAGAAGGTCGAGAAAAACGTCTTTAGCGATGAAGCCATTGCCAAACTCGGTGAGGTGTTTATCGATGATGCGTTTGAGTATCAGCGCGGCTGGTATCAGGCGGGATTGCAGCACCGTATCCGCAATATCCTCAAATCTCGCCAGATTGGCGCGACCTTCTTTTTTGCCCGCGAGGCGCTGCTCGATGCGCTGAAAACCGGACGTAACCAAATCTTTATCTCGGCCAGTAAGTCACAGGCGCACGTCTTTAGAAATTACATCATCGACTTTGCGCGGCTGGTCGACGTTGACCTGAAAGGCGACCCAATGCAGCTCCCGAACGGCGCGCGCCTTTTCTTTCTCGGTACCAATATCCGCACCGCGCAGAGCTACACCGGCAACCTGTATCTCGATGAATATTTCTGGATCCCCAAGTTTCAGGAGCTGCGCAAAGTGGCCTCCGGAATGTCGCTGCACAAGAAATGGCGCACCACCTATTTCTCGACACCTTCCAGCCTGACCCACAGCGCCTATTCGTTCTGGTCGGGGGAGCTATTTAACAAAGGCCGACGCAACAAAGACGAACGTATTCAGCTCGACCTCAGTCACAGCCATTTAGCCGAGGGCGTCCAGTGCGCCGACGGCCAGTGGCGGCAGATTGTCACGATTGATGACGCACTGGCGGGAGGCTGTGACCTGTTCGACATCAACCAGCTTTCGCTCGAATACAGCCCATCGGAATATCAAAACCTGCTGATGTGCGAGTTTGTCGATGACAAGGCGTCGGTATTTCCGTTCGAGGAATTACAGGGCTGCATGGTGGACAGTCTGGAGGAATGGACGGATTTCAACCCCTACGCTTTTCACCCGTTTGAGGATAAACCGGTGTGGATCGGTTACGACCCGTCAGAGGCGAACGGCGGCGACAGCGCCGGTTGCGTGGTGATCGCCCCGCCTGAACAGCAAGGCGGGATTTTCCGCATTCTGGAGCGCCACCAGTGGCAGGGAATGGATTTTGACGCGCAGGCCAAGGCAATTGAGGCGCTGACGGAAAAATACAACGTGGAATATATCGGTATCGATGCGACCACCGTCGGCCAGGGGGTCTATCAGCTCGTCAGGCAATTCTTTCCATCGGCGCGAGAAATCAAATACACGCCGGAAATTAAAACCGAAATGGTGCTGAAAGCCAAAAATACCATTCATCGCGGCTGTTTACAGTACGACGCCGGTTATAGCGACATCACCGCCTCGTTTATGGCTATCCGCAAAACCATGACGGCCAGCGGCGCAAAGTCCACCTATGTGGCGAGTCGCAGTGAGGAAGCCAGCCACGCCGACGTGGCGTGGGCGACGATGCACGCACTCATCAACGAGCCGCTGACGGCGGGCTCCGGCAAGCAATATAAATCCACCATTGAATGGCACTAATATGACCAGCAAAAAATCACGCAAGGCCAAGAAATTAACCCCGACCAACAACGTGCAGCAGAGCGAGTTTTTCCGCTTTGATGAGCCCGCCAAGGTGATGGATCGCCGCGATATTCTCAATTACGTGGAATGTATCAGTAACGGGAAGTGGTACGAGCCGCCGGTCAGCTTCTCGGGGCTGGCTAAAAGTATGCGCGCCGCCGTGCACCACAGCTCGCCGATGTACGTAAAACGTAACATTCTCGCCAGCACCTTTATCCCCCACCCGCTGCTTTCTCAGCAGCAGTTCAGCCGCTACGCGCTGGATTATATTGTCTTTGGCAACGGATTTATGGAACAGCGCAAAAGCCGCACCGGCCAGTTGCTGAAACTGGAGACCTCACCGGCGAAATATACCCGTCGTGGCTTGGAAGATGGCGTTTTCTGGTTCGTGGAAAACTACGTCGAGCCGCACGATTTTGCAGCGGACAGCGTTTTCCATTTGCAGGAGCCGGACATTAATCAGGAACTGTACGGACTGCCCGAATATCTCAGCGCGTTAAACAGCGCATGGCTCAATGAGTCCGCGACGCTGTACCGCCGCAAGTATTTCGAGAACGGCGCGCACGCCGGTTATGTGATGTACGTGACCGACCCCGCGCAGAACAAAGAGGATGTTTCGGCACTGCGCGACATGATGAGCAAATCAAAAGGTGACGGAAATTTCCGGAACATTTTTTATCACGCGCCGAACGGTAAACCCGATGCCATTAAAATCATCCCGCTCAGTGAAGTGGCAACCAAAGATGATTTCTTTAACATCAAGAATGCAACACGCGACGACCTGCTCAGCGTGCACCGCGTGCCGCCTCAGATGATGGGGATCATCCCCAGCAACACCGGCGGGTTTGGTGATGTTGAGAAAGCGGCCAAGGTGTTTGTGCGTAACGAACTTGTCCCGCTACAGGAACGGATGAAGGAATTAAACGAGTGGGTCGGTCAGGAGGTGATGCGATTTAACGACTACGAATTATAAAATCACAACAGAGATGACACAGCCGCCTGATATGGCGGCTTTTTTATGCCTGCGCCACAAGGCCGTCAGACGCACGACACGCTGCGAAAGCGCCGACGTACATCAACATCGCGCGAAGATTAGAAAACCTCACCACGGCGCACTCAGGCGCAGGTATAAATACCTGCAAACGCCCTTTGCGCGCAATGCTATCCCCGCCACGCCTGCCCGCTTTATATGTCGGTTTTAATGCAGTTGCCTGACCCATCGAGAACCGCGCCAGCACTGGCGCGGGGAGGTGATTAATAATTTTTTGAAAAAATGCAGATTCATGCGCCGTGAATGCACGGTTGTTTGACTTTAATCCTCAATGATTTTTTCTATATCACCATTGCGAACATCCACACGAACGGAAACGGTTTGTTTCACTACACCGCCGTATTCATTGGTGCCTCTAAAAGTGGTATTTACAACCGCGTGGGGGTCTTTATCTAGCTGTAAGCGATAAGTTGTTGAAACATGCTTATATGAGGAATCATCATTCATGCTTTGTTTAATGGCTTTCTCCAGCGGACGATAAGATCCATCCCATGGACTGAAATTTTTAAAGAAAGCATCTAGGTTAATCATCGCTGAAAGGGACTGAGGATCACTGGTATAACTTGCATTACACCATCCCAGAACCTTCTCTAAATTCAGGTCTTCCGATTTCCGCACTGAGTGTTCACTCATACAAGCATAAAAATCATCCTTTGCAGAAAGTGGGATTGACTGAAATCTCACGTACTCATCAACCATTTCATGGCGTTCGTGTGCTGCTGATTTTTTATATTCACCTAATGTAACTTTTGAAAACTTAAATACTGACACGGCGGCAGTTTGGCTTTCAGCAGCTTGCTTCACATCCTCTTTTTCTACACTTTTCTCACTGTCCGGCGGGAAGAAATACGCCCCCATAAAGCTTGCGGCAAAAAAAGTAACGCCAAATACGGCACAGGATTTTTTACGACTAGGCATTTTAACCAAGCTGGGCTTTATGAGCCCAATAACAAAACCCGCTAAACAAATAAACGCAACCAACCCCAGAATGAAATCCATTTTAAGTCCCTATAATAAAAAACGGCCAATTTATCAGCGGCCATTTTAACTGAATATTATGGTTTTTGAAGACCTTGCTGATTTATCAGCACTTCGGCGGGGTGTTATAAGGTGGTATTTTCGGCGCTCCTGCTGGCCCAAACCTTGCTTGGTCAATCTTATTAATATTATCCCGCACCACCTCCGCACAGGTGACGAGCTGGTCAGGTGTAATACCGGTTTTAGCCATGAGCTTATGCATCTTTGCCACGACATCAATCAGGGTTTCGCTGCGTGGCGGGCGCGGAATGGGTAAGCGACTCAATCTCATGATGATTTATCCTCTTTTAATACTGCATTAAATTCTCATTACAAAACCCAAATGCCTTAAAACCATGTTTTTCTCGCGTATATCCAAAACCTGTTTGTTGAGTGTGTGGATTAATCCACTCATACGCCCATTTCATGGGGCTGACCTGTTTTGATCTATACATGCCTTGCCGCCAAATTTTAAACGCCAAGTCTGATAATTCTGGTGGGACTTTATCGCCAGTTATTGCGGTGCTCATATCAGTGTCCGTCCGGTTAGTTAGCTTGAAAATCCCAGCCATTCATCAATGGCCGGATACGAGAATTTCTTGTCGTCAAACATCACCGACGCGCCACGCGCCAGTGACTCAAGCTCCCAGCGTTCAGGCGTGATCCCATGTTGTGCCAGTTCACGATAAATCTGCGGCACTCTGGTGCGTTCCTGCTTTGTTAATCGCGCCGACGGTGCCAGTTCGCGAGGTTTTGACGGATCAAAGCTTTGTTGCTGGTGATTTATTGATGGTGATTGCCGCCTTACAGCGTCTCCCAGCACCTTGGCGACGTCCGGCTCATCACACCTAACGTGTCCGCTCTCGACTAATTTCATCACCGCCGTGGCGTACTCAGAAGGTGTAGGGGGCACAC